TGGATCTAATTCTAATTCAAATACAAGCTCTACAGAATTTGAAGATTCCAAATTCCACATTTCGGAAACTGAATCAACAAGATTCATCAACAGAATCCGAAGAACCATTAACAGCCAATGAATCTGAGTACGAATTCTATTTGAGAACTAAAGGTATTGACTGGATGAGGTCAATTTATCGTCCATCGGAAGAAGCGATCCGAATCCGTGATGAAATGGAACGTACTCAAACCGACTTCCAAGCAGAGGATTCTCCTCAAGACCCTGAATATCCATTCCACAACTTCAATTACGGTCCTTGACTAACCTTCAGTGCGACAAGAACCGCAAACAGGACATAGATTCAACACAGCAACATATTGTTGATGCATTGGCATTGAGCAAACTTCATCAAATGAATAATGTTTTTCACAATCATCACAATAAATCATTCGATTTCCTCCAGTATGGCCACAAAGTATTCTTTACAATGCTTGTTCTTACAAGTCATGTGATTGGTTTTCTGCGATGTATCGCAAGCGTAGCACCATTTCCAAGGTGTTTTGTCTTCGAATTCCTTCCTCTTGTTACGTTCTGAACGTAATTGGTCTCTAACCCATTCGGAAAAATTGGTCTTTTCCTTTGCTAATTCCCAAGTATCGCTATCTAATGTCACATTTATTGGCCTCATATTACTAGCCAGATTGAATTCTTATATGAATTATGCGCACGCATCAAGTTTCAAAAGGTCAACCTAAGTTAGTTTTAGTAGTGAATCCTAGTACGCCAATAGCATTTAGACAGAGACTTTAGTCTAAATCCCGTTAGGGGCTTGGCGTATATCAAGACCCGGGTCGACTTCGTCGAGAAGATTAATCCGAGGGTGTAGTTTATACACCGTACCAGTGTAGCGGAGGCCATGGCAACAGCAATGACAGGTTCCTTTTACCTAACCGAAACACTAAACTTACCATTATCATCAGTTAATGGAGCAAGAGTTCAAGGCACTATCGATCTTGGCGCATATGTAAATGTCGCCACTGGTCAAGCGGTTGCTATCGAATCCGTTGACTTCATCATCCAACAGGGTACTGATTACGGCCAGAACGCAGCATCTTTCCTAGTTGGAAGTGGAGCAGTCAGCACTCAACTCACAGACTTAAACCCGGGCACAGCATTTGTACGTGCTGACGATCAATCACTTATTGCCTCTGGAGCATTAACAATCGACCAACCTAACAACGTCGTTAGTCACATGGTTGACTTATACCCTGATAATTTCGGACCTTCTGCGCTAAGTGAAGCCTTTCTAGTAGTCAACGATTCACTCTATCTAACAGCTGGTAATGATGGTGCTGCAGTTGGAGCATCATGGGCTCTTCATGTTACTGCAAGAATCAAATGTCGTATAGTCAAATTATCCAGTAAAGATTGGGTCGCCATTGCAATTCAGAGCACTGCTAGTGATAACTGATGGTTAAAATCCATGGTAACTACTGCGGACCAAATTGGACCGGAGGAAAACCCTACGCTGCAAGTGACAGTCGAGTTGACTGGACGGTTCCGTGCGTGGACACGCTTGACTGTGCGTGTAAAAAGCATGATCGTGATTGTAGTCATCCTGAAGGCTGTTCTGCTAAAGGTGACCGTGCTTTGATTAGACGTGCAGCAATAGTAAGAACATTTAGTCGAAACGAAAGTCTGCGTAAGAAAGCGGAAGCGATAATTACTGGCATCACTGTGGCTAGTCTAACTAGGAGTAGGTAATATGGCGGACAGTTGTACTAGGAGTTATGAAGCAGGCTATGCCGAAGGTTACAATCGTGGGGCACTTGTAGCTCTAGCAGAAGTAATGGAAGGCAACATGGACTCTACTGATGATTGGAAGAGAATCAATAAACCCCGTATGCCTAATCGATTACAAGATGCTAGCATTGCAAAAAGGATGTCTGCACGTAAAGCCCCGGGTACTTCAAGAAAGGTTTCACCATATCAAAAGAAGTATGGTGCCAACTTTACCAAACTAAAGAAGGCACATCCACGTATGAAGTTCGGTGCCCTATCAAAGAAAGCCCACGCACAAACCAAAAAGGAGATGAAGAAATGAGCAAAAGAGCATTGAAAGGAAATCGAATACTCAGTATGCCAATTTCAAATTATAATGGCCTTAGCGATGCAGGGGTTTTCCCTGCAGATAAGATGTGGCAACCCATAGTACCTGGTGCGGCAGTTGGTATCTATTCAGAAACCTACTTTGACTTATCTGCCTATGAGCTCGACGATCTAACTTTAGTTCCTAAGTTGATTCAACTTCAGGATGGAATGGCTTACACAACAGGAAATGCAGGTGCGGGATTAAGTGCCTTAGATGTGTTTGACGTTGTAAGCCAAGAAAGATTGGATCCTGGTGATTTTTCAGCATACGCCATTGCTGGTGACTATCCTTCATCCCCCGGTTCCACAAATGATTGGTCGCAAATTCTATTCTGCAATACTAGATTTATGGCTCCCTCAACAGAATTCAATTGGGCCGACTTATTATTGCCTGCTACACGTGGAAGTTTTGGTTCATCTGAACCTACTGCAGTTCAGAAATTATGGCTATACCGTATTATTATCTTTAGAGGAGTTAATTCTGAAATACCTCAAACACTGATTGTCCCTGCAACTAGGTTTGTATTAGGTGCTGAAATCATCGAGGAACCTGATTTGGAATACATAATGCGTTTGAAGCGTAGTTATGAAATCGCCACACAAGGTTGATGATGATGGATCTAATTCTAATTCAAATACAAGCTCTACAGAATTTGAAGATTCCAAATTCCACATTTCGGAAACTGAATCAACAAGATTCATCAACAGAATCCGAAGAACCATTAACAGCCAATGAATCTGA